AAGAATTTAATCAACTTATTACTGAAGGCACTGACCAAGAATACAGCGGTGTCGCAAAGCTAATCGAGGATTGGAATTATAATGGAAATAAAAACGCCCTATCTAAATTAGAAAAACATCCAGAATATGCTTCATATAAACAGACTATAGATCAAATTTTATCTGCGGCTTATCCAGATGGTAAAATCCCTGTTTATAGAAAAAAAGGACTCCACGGGACTGGAAAAGAAGGGAAGTTTGTTTCAACATCAATTCTTCCAGATTACGGCTCTAAAAAAGGCGGAAATGATTTTTTCATAAATACAAAAGACGTACATGCAATAGGGAATCTTGAAGAAGGCGAATTTATAGTTAAGCCTGTGGCATTACAACCTACATCAGAACCCCCCACCCCCGGCGCTGTCCACCAACGGGCGCTTGGTGCAAAGTTGTTTGGTCTTAAATAGGCTCATGGAGTGCGGATAAAAAAGGGGGTGAGCCTAAGCCCACCCCCGAGAGGTTATGCGTATTCCAAGACTGGCTTCGCGACCTTTACCACCTTGTCGGTTGCCTCATCGTAGTAAGTGCTAAACTTAGTCGCGATCCACTCAAGAGCCTTTGGCTTGTCCTTAATCGACTTACCATTGACGACCGTCCAGGCTTCAGGCTCGTCTTTCCCGCGTTTTGGAAACAGGCCGTCGTGCGATGCATACCAACCTTCGAGGCCGGTGATGTCGTAGATGTAGATGTTCAACCCATCTGAAAATGAGTAGATGTGTTTCCAATCTATTTTGGCTTGCTTCTCAACCCCCGCGATGGCTTTGAGGATGTCGCCGTCCCGATACCAGCTTGAGCCGCAGCCGATTGGGGCAAACGCGAGGTAGCTCTTCACCTTGGCTTGTGCCATGATGTCTATTCCTTCTTCACAATGTCAAAGACCCCGCCGCTGTAACGGCGGGTGTCACCCCCGAGTGGGCGCGACAAGAGAAGTATAGCAAGTGGGGTCTGCGCTTTTTGGCGTTTTGCGGAAAGTTCGTCAAACACTTCACGCCCGCTTGAACAACTTTTTAGTTTTTGCGATTTGACTTGAGGCGTTTCGGGCCTAAGTGATAGGCAAAATGCGGCTTTTCAAAATGTTGAGTCAATGAAACTAGGCTCAACTATTTTTTAAAACTAGGGTTTTGAGAAATATGGTATCGGCTCAATCTCCAGCGCCTTCTCGGCCAGATTCTGCATCCCTTCCCAATAGCCGGTCACGATCACTTCAATAAGATCGGACCACTCTTTCTTGCTGAACTCAGCCATGTCGGTCTTCTTCAGCCAGCCAAGGTATTCCCCCGCCCGTTCGCTGGACATTTCCATTGCCTTTAGTTCGTTTGCCGTTGGATCAATCATACGGTCCCCCATACATCTCATTGAACAAAAGTGCAGCACCGGGCCGATAATGCGTATGGCCTTCGGGTCAAACCGAAAGCCTCGACTCTCCCTGTGACACACGTAGCACATCAAACTTGTATTTAACGACTTCATCAAAGTTGCCCTTGCGAATAACCTCTATGGCCTGTGGAACATTTAACTCATGTTGCCGCGCAATCGCTTCGGCTACCGTGGACGGCACAGAAGTTCCTGTACGGCGTATCCACCATGAAGACGCTTTTGTGCTGGCGTAACCTCCGTGCTGAAAACAAACCCAGTCGTGATATTTTAAAAACCCGCAGATATAAGTTGCCTTAAAACTTGGCGGTTTTCCTTCCTTGGTGTGAACACTGTATCGTACCGAATCCACATTAACCCAATATGATGTAGCACCTGTTGACAACACAGGTAGATCAGCGGCGCTAGATACAAGCTTAATCTCTTGCGGAAACTCATATCCGCAATCAAGACACTGCATGACCGACAGATGAACAATACTCTTGCAAGCTGGACAGGTTTTAACGAGAGGTCCAGTTTTTTCATCTATCTTTTCTTTATGAGGAAGCTTCTTAAGCCTAACTGTATCAACAGGGCCGTGGCGCTGAATGTTTCTGGCAAAGTCCAAAATAATGCAGTCTTTTTTGTCAGGGGCGTTTCTCATCCCGCGCCCGATAATCTGTACATACAAGCCAGGGGACTGAGTAGGCCGTAATACGGCAATCAAGTCCACGTTGGGGGCATTAAACCCAGTGGTTAGAACACCCATCGAGCAAAGGGCGCGAATCTCACCGCGTTTAAATGCTGTGATGATCTCGGCTCTTTCGTCTTTTGGGGTATCCCCAAAGATGCACCTAGCATTAATACCCTTTGCTATCAGCCGATTGCAGAGATTCTGGCTATGATTCACGCCAGACCCGAATACCAGCCATGATTTCCGGCCTTCGGACCACTCTATAATCTCTTCCACAGCAGCTTCGTTAATCTCGTCAATATCAACTGCGTCTTGTAACTCTGAGGCAATAAATTCTCCTCCGCGCACATGGACCGCTTGAGTATCCAGACCTAGCTTTGTGTTCTTAGTAATCAGATTGCAGAGGTAGCCTTCCTTAATTGCGTCCAGCACGCTGTAATCGTAGCAAATATCATCAAATAAAGCGCCTTCGCCCGTATGCAGCATCCCTGTATCCATGCGGTACGGCGTAGCTGTCAGCCCGATAATCTTCATATTTGGGTTGGCTATGCGAAGGCTATTGAGAAACTTCTGGTACATCGTGTTAACTTTGCGCGGAATAAGATGCGCCTCGTCCACGATTACAAAGTCTACCTTTTGAAAAAGGTGGGCCTTGGAATAAACCGACTGTATCCCACAAAAAGTAATAGCGGCCTGATGTTCGCGGCGACCAATCCCGGCGCTATAGATTCCAATTGGGGCTTGGGGCCATAGGGCCAGCATCTCATCATGATTCTGCTTAATCAGTTCCATGACATGCGTGATGACCACGATCTTCATCTCGCCGTATTCGGCAATAGACCGGCGGCATATATCGGACAATACGATGCTCTTGCCCGTGCCGGTGGGCAGCACAATCAGCGGGTTGGAGGAATGACCGTCACCCTCAAACCACTCGAATACGGCGTTAACCGCCTGCTGCTGGTATGGTCGTAATGTGAGCATTTTCGTTCCTAATTAAAGTTCCATCTTTCATTTTGTACTCAACCCAGCCTTCACCAGCATCAGTTTGCGTTCCCGGCATCAAGCCAGGGTTGTACAAGTGATCCTTACAGCCAGACTTCTGTACTTCACGATCTAGTCCTTGCTTGTGAAGTTCGCAAATCCATTTGCCGTCCTGGGTAGACGTTGAGTGTACGCAAGTGCGGCAATTCGGCGTTGGTATCTTAGCGCCGTGGCAGTTTTCCGTGAACGGACACATCTTACATTGAAACCATGCCGCGCTTTCTGATATGCGCGGCGGTGGTTTATCGGCGCTAACGATCTTGTTGGCGCGTTCTATGTAGTGCTTGGCCGCGTCGGGGTTCAACGCCGTAAAGCACGCCGTCTCATCCCGGCTCCCCGGCGTGCAGACCGTCAGGTAATGCCAATCTATATTGAAGTAGTGCATGTAAAGCTGGGCCTGGGCAAAGTAGATTTCGTCCCATTCCATCAAGGCACAAGTTTCGTCTTTTATCTTCAGCTTTATCAGCTTCTCAAACTTCTCGACGTTTACACACTTGTGTTCCCAAACGTGTTGTTCTGGGGAATGTTCTAGCCCAAATATGATACCGTCTAGGTGGCCGCGAATGTGGCCGTCTTCAAAGCCAAACTGTTCGCCGTTTTCCTGATGGGTATGGAGCGATATGCCGTCCACCAGCCGTAAGCGGCCAGCCATTACATCTTCGCTGTGGTGGCCGTCTGCAATGGCCTTAATGGACTTGGCGGTCATCTTCTCCGCATTGACCCAGTGAAACTGGTTCCATATACGCCGTTCGCAAGCCGAGCCAATGGAGGACGCGCCGATGTAGCCACGCTGCTCTGAGGCATACTGCTGTTCTAGAGCGCGGTTCATATACATGAGCGTTGGGTCGGGGAGGCTAATGGGGACCATCATATTCTTTCCAAAACCATGCAAGTCCGTGCGTTAGAACTCACGATCCTTGCGTGCCTTACTTCACCAGTTCTACGAACCATTTTATGTCTTGTCGCTGACATGATAAGCGCCCC